CGGTCAATTAGCCTACCCACTTGTTATCTTATTAGCATCTTGGGCTGGGCTCGATAAAGCAGCACAACTTATAACAGATATAGCTAGTGTTTTTATTCTCGCTGCATCTGGGGTTGTTGCCGCTTACTTTGGTTTTAATGCAATGGAGAGTAAAAATGCTACAAGCTCTGATAGGCCCACTAACTGAGCTGGCTGGTGGTTGGCTTAAAGGAAAAGCAAACGCACAAGCGGCTAACGCAAACCTAAAATTAGTTGAGGCTGAAGCTAAAGCAGCGGTTATGAAAAACGCAGCCATGAGCGAAAGCGAGTGGGAAAAGCTGATGGCTCAGAATGCAAACAATTCATGGGCTGACGAACTATATGCTGTAATTTTTGCACTGCCTTTAGTGCTGGCCTTTGCTGGAGACTGGGGGCGAGAGATTGTTCAGAATGGTTTTACTGCTCTAGATGCTTGTCCTGACTGGTACAAAGCTGCCTTGGGCGTAATTTTGAGTGCCACTTTTGCAACTCGGCAAGCAACAAAATTTTTTAGGAAGAAGAAATGAGCGAGCTTAAACTTCCTCTAGCGCTTGTGATAGCAATGGTTGCCCAGGTTGTAGCTGGTACGTTTTGGGTAAGCAAACAAGCACACCGGATAGAACATCTAGAAAAGCAAGTAGCAGACAACACTGAGTGGGTTGATCAGCTCTATGCAGATACTGACAAGCTTATTTCATTTGCAACATTTACAGAAAATAGATGGGCCGCTGCTTACGAGGAGTTTGGCTATACGAGGAAGTGGGGAATGAAACCAGTGGAGAAAGACCAATGAAAGCAAACTATGATATTTTCTTTGACAAACTATTAAAGGTAGAAGGTGGTTTTACTGACGATCCACATGACAGAGGAAACAAGCGTGGTGATGGTCATGGTAACCGTGGGTCTACAAATCTAGGTGTTACGGCAAAAGTATGGGCTGAGTTTACTGGCAAGCCAGCGCCAATCGAAGTTATGAAAAAGCTGACTAAAGACGATGTGAAAGAAATGTATCGTCAGAACTACTGGTTGGCAGTGTATGGAGACCATTTACCGAATGGTATTGATATTTCGGTTTCAGATTTTGCTGTTAATTCTGGGCCAGGTACTGCTGTTAAAAATCTACAACGTGTTGTGGGCGCTACTCAAGATGGGGCGATGGGGCCACAAACTTTAGGGATGGTTCACGACAAAGATATTGCAGAAGTGTTGCGCGACTTAGCTACGCAACGCGAAGCCTATCTTAGATCGCTAAGTGACTTTGATCGGTATGGCAAAGGTTGGCTAAATCGTAATGAAGATGTTTTAGAAAAAGCAATGGGGGTGGCATATGGGCCAAGGTAAGAAAAAACCAAAACCAAAAAAATCAATAATGAATAGCTATGGAAAGGGTAAGTAAATGCCTCACGGAAAGAAGCACGGCCTCTATGAAAATATCAGGCTAAAGAAAGCAAGAATTGCAAAGGGTAGTGGCGAGAAGATGCGTAAGCCTGGATCACCTGGAGCTCCAACAGCCAAGAACTTTAAAGAAGCTGAGAAGACCGCCAAGAAGCCAAAGAAAAAGAAATCAATGATGGGGTCTTACGGTGGCTAGTGCTCCTGAGAAATCCGGTAACTCCGGTAGGCGAGCAGCGTTTCTGCAGCGCATGGGTAAGATGCCTGGACCTGAAAAGAAAGATGGTAAAGCCACGCCATTACTACAGGCACTGCGTGATTGGGGAGCCAGCTCTAAAGCTGATGCTGTATCTAAGGGCAAGCGCATCTCTAGAATTAACGAGAACAAAAAAACATGATTAAGTTCTGGACGATCTTGTGGCTTACGTATTCCATTCAAGATAGCTCGTATCAGCACATAATGATGTTCGAGAGCTACGACGATTGTGTGGCTGTTACACAGACTGATTTGCGTGACGTGATGCAAGCTCGATACGGTGTTATTATGATGCGTTGTGAACAGTCTCATATAGTGGCCTGGATGCCCAAGCCCAAGCCAAGACCGGAGCCTGATTTTGATTCGTAATTAGGCGCCCAAGGCGCCTTATGGGCGCCTGACATAGGGTGCTTGTCAGTGCTCGTGAGTGCTCAAAGTGCATACAAATAAGCACTATATGTACTATATATACCACTTTTATCGGGTTCGAGTCCCGTCAACCGCGCCACTACTTTCCTATATAAATCAATAACTTAACCCTTCTCAGGGGTGTCTGGGCGCCTAGCTGGGCGCCTAAACGTAAGGGGGGGGTCTCGGGTTTTACTTGTAATTTGTTTAATAAAATCATATATTCTTGACATATAGCGACAAGAAATATGGAGATAGATATGTTACAAGTTGCACCTAGAAAATGGAAATCAAGAGCAAAGCAAGGGAAAGCTCCTTGGTGTGTTGATACACGTTATGCTTTAGCAGATGGTGTGCGTACATACTACGACACACGCGAAGATGCACAAAATTATATCGAACAGCTCAACAAGCAAATTTCATCACAAAGCAAAGTGACGGATGCCTGGAAGTGGACATTGTATGAGCTCGCAAAAAATTACATTGCATTTGTTAAAAAAGAAGTTGAGTCTGGGGATCGATCAGAAAGTTATTACGATGAGAAAGTTCGATACATTGATTACTTTTTAGATTGTGTTGTGGATGGCAAGCCAGTTGCTGAAATGCGTGTTACATATTTGACTGAAGGAATGATTGGCGATCAAATCATGGATCAGCTAAAAGTAAATCGCACTAAAAAAACTGTACGAAATATTATTGGTGGCGTCAGCACGATGATGAAGTATGGAAAGATGCACGGCTGCTGCAAAACTAATGTGGTAGAAGAAGTGCCGATCAAAGGCGGTAAAGAGAGCAAAGCTAAAAACAAAGCAGAGCTCATTCCTGATAACATCATCCATGCGATTGCAAATAACATGAACCCTCGATGGCAGTTCATTATGCGTTTTGCTTGTGCTACTGGCGTTCGCCAAGGTGAGCAACGTGCTTTGACTTGGGGTCAGATAGATTGGGAAAAGAGTAAGGTACGCATCGACAGAACTATTAAGCACAAAACAACTAACTCTGGCACTCCAAAAACTGAGGCTGGTGTGCGTAAGATACCACTTACTCGCGATATGTTAGCTGGACTAAAAGAGCTTTACATTAAACAAGGTAGGCCAAACGATCCTGACTTGCTTGTATTTGGCACACAGTTTAATCGGCCTGTTACATCAGCTAAATATCTCAAGCGCGTACATGACGCTTGCAGACGCGCTGGTGTTGCAGCAATTCGTTGGCATGACCTCAGACATTACTACGCATCAAAGCTTCTCCAGGTGTATGGTGATGACCTATGGCGTATTAAAAACTATATGGGTCACGCGAGTATCCGCGTAACAGAAGACATATACGGACACTGGCTAAACGACGATGTAGATAATGCAGAGGCTGTAGATAAACTATCCTCTGTCTTTTAAATAATGTATCGGATGATTGCGTGTATGTTGGTCACGCAAATCCGCTGCATCGTCATCAAGCAACGTTTGGATAATCGCCTTCAACTGTTTATTGTTAGAAGGCGGTTTTATCTTTAACGCATCAGCAAGATCTTGGCTGCGTACATAGGTAGTGCTACCGTCTGTAATCTTTTCCAATTTATATTTATCTATGAGCCGCCTGGTTCGCCTCATGTCGGTAACGTCACTGGACTTAAACAAGAAGTGACTGGCCTGTTTAATGGTCATTAATATTTGATCGTTCATTACTCAAACCCCACAAATACATCATCAGCATCATCACTGTTACCAAACGGAATATCATCGTCCAAGCTAGGCTTTTCTTCCGGTTGTGGTTGCTGGTAGCCTTGCGTTGGTGGGTTGCCTACGTACAGCGTCATCGTTGCTACACGCGGAAACTGCTTAACGTCATCAACATCACGCAATCGCTCATCGATGTTTACACTAAGCTGAAGCCCTTTATGCCTTGCGAGCTCCTCAAACAACTTCCTACATATGCTAATCTCTTGCGGTGATTGTTTCTCAAACTTCCTGGTGTCATCATTCCAGGCTGTTTTAAATCCTAGCCATGCACTGACCCGATACTGTTTAGCTGTATCCAAAGGTTGCCTAAATTGCTGTGTTGCTCTTCCAAAATGTGCCATTATCTTTCCCCTGTGTTCACTTGTTCAAATCTGGTTTTAAAGTATGCGTTGAGTTCAGCACCCATTTTTGCATCGTGTTGCTTAATCGTGTTAAAATCTTTGCCGTGCTCTTGCGTTATTTTTTTGAGCTGCCAGGTAGCCGCTGCTAATTTAATTTTGTTTTCAATAATATCTTTTAGCTGTTGTGGTGAACTACTAGGCTCACTGTTTTGCTCCTCGCGCACAGCTGCATCGTGCTCTGCTTCTGGATCAGGTTTCTTTGGCTGTGGTTTGGGCTGTGGCTTTAGCGCTGCTGGTTTCTCATCAGCTGCATTACCATCATCGTCAGCATCCTCGTCCGGCTCAATGCCAGCAAGCCCTAGCAAGCCATAGCGCTTGGCGTAGGTAGCAGCGGATCCTAGTCCTTGCATACCTTTCTTCTCTGGCTCCAAATAAAACTTACTTGTAAACAACCCACCACTAGTGTGCTCAAAGGTTGTCTGCATGTAATGACCTTCTTCATCTTTGCCAGCAGCCTGGATAAGTGCAAAGCCATTGTCATTAAGAGCTGGCTTTATTGCTTTAATGCATGACTTTAAACTAGCGTACCTGTTTCTAAAGTGCGGATTAGTTGCATCCTTGTGCGGTGTTTTCATTTGTGACTGCGCTAATGCTAGTGCAGCTATTGCTTCTTTGTTACTCATAGCATGGCCTCAATACGCTTATTGATTTTTTTCTCTTCCATCGTTTGTGCAAGAGTTTTTATAAATTCAGCTGTTTCTTTGGCATATTCTGGAGGTTGTGTGGTAAGTAAATAATCTTCTAATTTGTCACGAAGATCGACAACCTCTCTAAGGGAAGAGATCTGCAAAGTATCGCTCTGTTCTTGGCTGTCCAACTCTTGTTGATAGTAATACAAACCAATTATTAAACGTATAATTTCATCATTAGTTAAATTCATTCCATCCCCCATAGTAGTCTGGCCTCGCGCAAATACGCTGGGCTCTCTTTCCAATAAATTGTATTCCAATCAGGTGATACTAAACCTAGCAGCTCTTCCTTGGTCTCAGCTGCGCGTAGTATGTTCTCTGTGATTTTGTGCTGCATTGATATGTCTCGCACTACGTCATCTAGAAAATCAGGCGTAAGCTCTGGCGTGTTGGTTTGATCAAACACGCGGTAGTCAGTAGCATTTGCGTAAACCAAGAACGGTGGTTGTTTACCGTTCAATGCATAGAACCCGGCAACCTGGTAGACATTGTTCATATCAAACATGCCTGACAACGATGAGGGTAGGGATCCCTTTGCCCAGGTACGCTCACCTTTCTTATTAGTCGTAGGTCTAGACCACTTGGTTTTAAGATCACCTCTACGCCCATAGTCTGGCAGTGTGTTGTGTGGTAGTGCATTACCTGGTAGCTGTTCTAGCAGCTCGATCTCACCAATGTAGCGGTTATCACGCGCCATAGCCTCTCTGAGCCCTATGACTGCGTTCTCTACAACGTCATATATTTCTTCTAGGTATTTTTCTAAGCGCTCTTTATCGTCTGCCTCTACGCTCTTGTCGTAGTTCTTAGGTATATACGCAGCTAAGTTATCTTTAGCTATGAACTGAGCTTCTTGTAAGCTTAGTGTTTGTTCAGTATGTTTTTCTGGTATGAGGCATAGATCGCAGCCATCTTGTACAGCTCTACCAGCAGCCATTGCAGCAGACCCACGATTGTTCTTAAAGATATCAATCGTGAGCCTTGCCTCTGCTAGATCACTTTGGTGTGCCTCAATATTCTTTAGCGTTTCAAACGCTTTTTTAAGAGCTGGTCTGACATGTACTTTCTCAAATAACTTCTTCGCCCGATCACCAGAACGAGGGTTAGAATGATGAAAGTAGTCATGTCGAACAGCCCATTGTGGGATGTCAAACATCAGTTACTCCATTTCTTGTCGCACTTTCAAATAATCAGCTTAGAAAAAAGAAGTCAAGAATTGATTTAAGAACGTGCAAGAAAAAGAATATAGAGTTGAATAGTAACGGTCAAGAATTGATAAATTTATACGGATCGGTATGTTCCGATTCTATGTCTACAATCGTAACGCCACGCAGATCTGGCCTAAATAAAGCAGACACATATGGTGTAGCCCATCTGACTTTTAAGCCACGAAAATGTACGCCATTTTTTGGACTGTCTATTGTGTAAAGCTCTCCTGGCTCTGGATATAAAACCCCAGCAATCAGTCGCGTAGGATTTTGATTTGGTAATTTAATTTCATCTTCAAGCATAGCTATGCATGAGTTCTGCATACATGACTGATGAACGTAATGATTTATTATTGGATCTTTTAAATAAAAGCATAGAGCATTGCTATATTCGTACCAGAGGCCAGTATAACCTGTTTCAGATGTATATTTTACAGCGCATAAATCCTCACCTAAGTAGGCTGGAATTTGCACACCTTCAGTCCAGGTATTGTAAAATTGTCGTATTATTTCGTTATTTTTTAGTATTGCAGAACCAACGATTGGCGTTGCTGGATTAACAAACATTATCTTTTGCACACTCACATTGAGTATTTCGGCATACCTCTCAGCATTCTCTAAAGTCATCTGTACTTTGCCATGAATATGCCTGGAAAGTGTCTCCGGCATAATACCAGCTGCTTTCGCTAACTGCTTCTTGTTCATGTTGCTTGCGCGGATAACTGCGTCTAAATTATTTGGCATATCGAACGGAACTGCAAATAGTTGATGTATTTCTGAGGTCATAATATCTCACCTTGTCGCAAATGGTCAAACTCCTATTACAATTAAGAGGGTTGCAAATCCAAGTCAAGCTTTTTACAATTCTTGTGTTAGGAATTGATATGACGCTTGACGAATATAGAAAGCAAAATAACTGGAGTTATTCGGAACTGGCTCGTCAGCTAGGTGCTAGTCATGCAGCCGTGGCTCGTCGCTGGTGTTTGGGTTTTGAAGATAGCGCGAGGCTCATACCAAATCAAGAATTCATGTCGAACATCATGTTGAAAACTAACGGTGCGGTGATGCCAAATGACTTCTACATCGAACGTTAAAGAGGACGATATACAACGCCAAGTGGTTTCCTGGCTGGACGTAGCGTTGCCTGAGGGTTGTGTATTCCATCACAGTCCAAACGAGGGCAAGCGGCATATAAACTACATTAACAGGCTCAAGCAGATGGGTACAAAGTATGGCTGGCCTGACCTTGAATTGTTTTGCCCTTCTACTGCAACCAAGTCCGGCAACAACGAAGCGATCTTCATAGAGCTCAAAGCTAAACGTGGTGTGATGAACGAGAACCAACGTCGTATGCGAGATCAGATAATTGAGGCTGGTTTTGCCTGGGCGCTGTGCAAGAGCATCGAGGACGTAACAGAGTTCTTGACGCCACTCGTCAAACTAAAGGTGAAGTGATGACCCAGGACGATGTGATCATGGTTCGCTGTTCACGTTGCAGAGGGTACGGAGAGAGAGAAATGACCTACTACGTGCATTGGCCTGGCGAGCACAACAACGGTGAGTATGTGCAGATGGTTGAGTGCGAGATTTGTGGCGGTAGTGGCAAGATCAACATGCTTGAAGACGCGGTACTGAATGATGGCGCTAATGAATAGTATGTATGCATATGAGTTACCAGAGGGGCGTACACAAATAAGTTTTTCGGGCGGTAGAACAAGTGCGTTTATGCTTCATAATATTTTAGAAGCATACAATGGATTACCTAGTGATTGTGTTGTTACTTTCGCAAATACTGGGCGTGAGATGCCAGAAACATTAGACTTTGTACAAGAGTGTAGCGAGCGTTGGCGTGTGCCTATCACATGGTTAGAATACAGAAAGCAAATGCCTAAGTTTGTAACCGTTAGCCACAACTCTGCTAGTCGTGATGGTGAACCGTTAGAAGCTTTAATAAGAGCTAACAAATATATTCCAAACACTATGAGAAGAAAGTGTACGGAAGAATTAAAAGTAAAAACAATTAAAAGATTTTTAGTAAGTATTAAATGGAAGTCGTGGTATAACACTGTTGGCATAAGAGCTGATGAAGGACGCAGAGTTAAAGACAGTAAAGATAAACGCTGGTTAAATTGGTTTCCAATATATAACGCTGGCGAAACAAAGTATGATGTTGCTGAATTCTGGACAAAACAAAATTTAGCTTTCGATTTAAAATTACCACTTATCAATGGTGTGACACCACATTCAAATTGTGACGGTTGTTTTTTAAAAAGCGAGTTAAAATTAGCAGAGATGTGGCGAGATTATCCAGATCGTATGCAGTGGTGGTCGAGGTTAGAAAAAGAGTTTGGACATACTTTTCGCTACGATGGCGTAGCCTATCAAGAAATTAAAAACAACTTAGATCGTCAAGGCGATTGGGTGTTCGATATTGAAGGGTTCTTTTGCCAGGCTGATGGTGGGGAGTGTACCGGATGAATAGGCAGCTCAAGGTAGGACATATGTTGTTCACGGTCAGTGTGAAGGACGGTCTAGCTACCTGGGCAGTGAGGCCATCAGAGGCTGTAGAGAACAAGCATACGAAGGTATTGTTTAGCGGCATTGTGACTGAAGAAATGGGTGAAGAATTATTGAAATTGAGCTGGGTTATTAGACACGCAGAGGACGTAGCGAAGGGGAAGATAGATGAGTGAAACAACACAAAACGTATCAAAAATTATTACGTTTATGATGCGTATGAACGATGAAGATTTCGATCACACGCTAGCCACATTACAGCAGATCAAGAGCAATCGATCTAAACGGAACAATAAAAATGCAGCACTTAGAGGCACTCAGGAGCACTCATTAGGACATGTGGAAAAATAGGGGATTGACTAGGTTTTTGAGGTGTTTTTATAATCACGAAGTGTTCACGACATGTATACACATTGTGTTACACATTGCTCATACACAGCGTTGTAAATGAGTGTCCATACAACTCATTTGCAGACGCGAAATGTAACACACAGTAAATCACAATGTGTACACATAGGAGCATTGTTTTTTTTTTCGGAGCAAACCTTGTGGATAACCCTGATGTAGCACAGCTCAGTGAACTATTTTTCGAGGCAGCAGAAACAGAGCGAGCACTTCCCCCAGCAATACGAAAGCAGAAGCTAGGATCATGGCCTGAGTATCAGCAACAGTGGTCAGCATATGGTTACTCTGAATTCAAACCTAAACATCCGGTTCCATCTCCCAAGCAAGTAGATAAGTATACAAATGCGCTATACCTGGGTATCGAGCACATGGATGCAGATGATCGCAAGATGGTATGGGCTGTAAGCCATAGCGCTGCCTTCCGTGAAAGAGGCGCGCAATGGCAGAAGCTTGCAAGAATGAATGGACTACGAGATGGTAGACAGATCAAACGTAGATACACAGATGCATTAGTGAGGCTCTGGGCTAGACTTAAATACCAAGACGATGAGATACTTGCTGAGTACTTTTGACGATATATGTCATGTCGCTTGACTGAAAAAAAACTATTGCTTGTATGAATGCACGAAATGTAGTATGGAGTATGATATGATTGGACAGATATTGTTTAATCAATGTCAAAGTCTGGCAGCTCCTCCATATCTTGTCGCAAAGAAACGGATCTTGAGCTGTCAGCACGACATACGAATTCAGAGGTTTGGTCGCTTCTGGGCGTAGCTAGATACAGAGAAACCCTTGTATTAATTTATGAGGGTTTTTTTTTAACAACATTTTATTTCATTAACTTACCTGGCTAGATACTTATTACTGGCGCTTATGCTGTCTCAAACTGAAACCAATCTAGTCAGGTCTTTTTCTAAGAAAAGAACATGCCAAAACGTAATGTAACAAAAGCACAGCTTGAAGAGATCTGCGAAGCAATAGCAGAAGGTGTAAGCCTTACTCGTATTTGCAACGAGAACGATCATCTACCTTCATGGCGTACTATCTTGCGTTATGTTCAAGAGAACGAAGATGCATACACACAGTATCGTACAGCTCGTTCTTTGCAGTGTGAGGTTATGCGTGACCAGATACTAGACATAGTTGAAGCAGCGTTACCGGATGATCCTAAGCTCGCTATGGCTGAAGTACAGAGACGAAGACTACAAGCAGATCACATGGATAAACACATACGTCAGATGCAGCCACTAGGCTTACGTGACAAGCAAGAAGATAAGCAACAGGCTGGACAGATTACACTTACCTGGAGTGGTGGTGAGGTGAGTGCTGAAGCTGGATAGTGTTATGGATTTGTGTGTGTAGTGCATAGGCTGAGACAGGGGTCGCGCGTACAAGGCAGACACCCCCGACGATTTGATTTTGTTTTTAATATGCTTGGTTCTAGGCGCCCGTTAGGCGCCCAGCATAGCTAACCTATTGTAATTGCAAGTAATGTAGTCGGGATACACACCCGATGACCCTATTATTTTAGCCAGGGGCAGACCCCCACCCCCCGAAAAACTGGGCGCTCCTACTATACGTATAATACCCTTACACAAGACACTCACACACATGCACATCGAGATCCCTTATTCACCAAGGCCATTACAGAACCAGTTGCACCAGGCGTTAGCTGAGAAGCGCTGGGGTGTAGTTGTATGTCATCGTAGGTTTGGCAAGACGGTTATGGCGATTAATCACTTGTTGAGGGCTGCTATTCTTTGTGACAAGCCCAATCCACGGTTTAGTTACATTGCACCTACGTATCGTCAGGCGAAGGCGGTTGCTTGGGATTATTTGAAGCAGTTTGCTGGTGCAATACCGATGGTAAGGTTTCACGAGACTGAATTGCGGTGTGATTTGCCGAATGGCGCTAGGATACAGCTGTTGGGTGCTGAGAACCCTGATAGTCTGCGTGGGATATACCAGGATGGTACGTGTTTGGATGAGATGGCTGATATGCCGGAGAGTTTATTTCCGGAGATCATTAGGCCAGCTTTAAGTGATCGTAAGGGATGGGCGTTGTTTATTGGAACGCCTAGGGGTCACAATGCTTTTTATGAGTTGTATGAGGCTGCTGAGAGGCAGAAGGATTGGCACACTGCTTTATTTAAGGCGAGTGAGACCGGAATCTTAGATGATGAGGAATTAGAGGCTGCATCGAGTATGATGA